ATGCGTCAAGGTGGTATTGATGATAAGGAACGCGCCGCAATCGCGACGGTTTCGCAAAAGTTGGCCGCAGCCGCCAAATCTGGAAACATCTTAAGTGGCACTCTTGCCGCACGTCTTAAACAATTGGTCGCTGAGATCGACAAGGTTCTCGGAGGCGAGCAGCCTAGCCAACAACCGCAACAAGGAGCACAAGAATAATGGCAACAGTTTATGAAATAGTACAAGGGCTCTCGCAAGCCGCAGCCAATGCATACGATGGAGCATTGGACGAAAATGGCGAGCCACTCTTGGCTGGACTCAAGAGAGAAGAGGGTAACCCCATCCTCGATAAAAGAGTCATGGATGGATTTAATGTTAGCTTTTATGGTAACATGATGTGTATTAAATATATGTCGGAAGTGCAGCTTAAAGAAGTCTATGCGTCTGGGTTCGAATCAGACATTGAAAATCAGTTAGCAGAGATCTCAAAGTTCCTCCAGAAAGAATACAAAAAGATAACCGGCAAGTCGGTATCTCTGACGACTGAAGGTGAAGTTGATATCCGCGTTGAGAATTCCTCTCGCGTCCGTTCTTGGGTCACAGCTAAGATGCATTATAAGGTTGGCGGACTTAATGAAGATATGGAAGTAGCCGCAGACGCCGATACTAAGCCTGAGTCTAAATGGGAAACCTTTGTTAATCAAGGCGGATGGAACGGAAGCGGCGGCACACGCCCCGATAATGACACGAGACCAAAACCAAAAAATGATTAATGGCGTTTCAGTTAGACAAAAAACAACAAGTAAAAGAAATACTTAAGTGCGGTAAAGATCCCGCTTACTTTCTTAAAAATTATGCCCGTATATCTCACCCGATGCACGGGTTAATCCTTTTTAACACATATGATTTCCAAGACAACCTTCTACAAGATTTTAATGATTATCGTTTTAATGTTATTCTAAAAGCGCGCCAGCTTGGTATCTCAACAATTACTGCTGGCTATATCACTTGGATGATGCTGTTTCATCGCGATAAAGCGATTCTAGTTATGGCCACTAAGTTCGCCACAGCAGGAAACTTGGTTAAAAAAGTAAAAAATATCATGCGCAACCTCCCAGAGTGGATAAAGATTGCACAAATATCAGTAGATAATAGAACTTCGTTTGAGCTATCAAATGGCTCGTCAATTAAAGCTGCATCTACCTCTGGTGATGCAGGTCGTTCTGAGGCGCTATCTCTCTTAGTTCTTGATGAGGCCGCACACATTGAAGGATTGGAAGAACTGTGGACTGGTTTGTATCCAACACTATCGACAGGTGGGCGCTGTATCGCACTCTCCACTCCGAATGGTGTCGGTAATTGGTTTCACAAAACTTGCACAGATGCTGACGCTAGCGCAAACAACTTTAATTTAACCACCCTTATGTGGGACGTTCATCCAGACAGAGACGCAAATTGGTTTAAGAAAGAAACCAAAAACATGTCTAGCCGACAAATCGCACAGGAGCTTGAGTGTAACTTCAATACTTCTGGAGAAACAGTTATAGATCCAGGTTGTATGGAATGGCTACTATCAAACGTCAAAGAACCTAAGCATCGAACAGGCTTTGATCGCAACTTTTGGATTTGGGAAGAATTTGATCCTAGCTGCAATTATCTTGCAGTTGCCGATGTCTCTCGCGGCGATGGAGCAGACTATTCAACATTGCATATGGTTAAGCTAGAGACGCTCGAAATCGTGGGCGAATATCAAGGGAAGCCAACGCCCGATATGTATGCAAACTTCTTGAATCAGGTAGGGCGAGAATTTGGAAATGCCATGCTTGTAGTAGAGAACAATAACATCGGTTACACGGTCCTCGACAAACTTGTCGAATACCAATACCCAAATCTGTACTACTCGGTTAAATCTACACACGAGTATATAGAACAACATCAAGCAGAGTACAAGAATTCTGCTATCGCTGGCTTCACAACCTCAATGAAAACGCGCCCGCTCATCGTAGCGAAATTAGAGGAGTTTATTAGAAACAAACTAATTACGATATATTCTTCTCGCACAATTAACGAGATGAAAACTTTTATCTGGAGGAACGGAAAGCCGCAAGCGATGAAAGGGTATCATGATGATCTCATCATGGCGCTGGCAATTGCATGTTGGGTTAGAGACACTGCACTGCAAACAAGTGCAAGAGATTTAAACTATCAAAAGGCATTCTTAAATTCTATCATAACTACAAAGACGAGCATGAATACTCAAATAAATGGGCAACAAGGCTACAAAAAAGACAGCATATTTGATAAAATGAAAGAGTATGAAAAAATATATGATCAATATAAATGGATCATTAAGTGAGAAATTAAATGGCAGACAACAAAAGAAATAGACCGCGCGGCAAGAACCCAGCAAATGAACAATCACAACTGTTCAAGAGATTAACTAGATTATTCTCTGGGCCCATTGTTAGTTATAGATCACAAACCGGTCGCCGTATTAGAAGGCAGCACCTTGATAAATTTTCATCTAGGTTTAAGTCTGCGTCCGGACAACAGTTTAAAAAGTCGCAATACAACCCGCTCGACACCATTGCGGCAAACGCTATTGGTAATCAACGCCGTTCCGAGCGCTACATAGACTTCGACCAAATGGAATACATGCCAGAGATTGCTTCGACAATGGATATATATGCGGACGAAATGACCACTCATTCTATTCTTCGCCCAATGCTCAACATCAAATGCCCAAATGAGGAAATTCGAGCAGTCCTCAACATACTATTCTCTAATATTCTAAATGTTGAATACAATCTATTTGGTTGGTCTCGCACGATGTGCAAGTACGGAGACTTCTTTCTGTATCTCGATATCGATGATAAGTTTGGAGTTACCTCGTGTATCGCATTGCCATCAAACGAGATTGAAAGATTAGAAGGTATGGACGCTACAAACCCTAACTACGTTCAATACCAGTGGAACTCTGCCGGCATGACATTTGAAAACTGGCAGATCTCACATTTTCGTATTCTGGGTAATGACAAATACGCACCATATGGAACATCTATCCTTGAGCCCGCGCGCCGCATTTGGCGCCAGTTAGTCTTAATGGAAGACGCCATGATGGCTTATCGAGTTGTCCGCTCATCAGAACGACGTGTGTTCAAGATTGACGTCGGAGCAGTGCCCCCGAACGAAGTCGAACAGTTCATGGAGAAAATCGTGACTCAACTAAAGAGACACTCGGTGGTAGACGCTTCCACTGGTCGAGTTGATTTACGCTATAACCCAATGAGCATTGAAGAAGATTACTTCATCCCTGTTCGCCCCGGTTCAGCAACCGAGATCACTAACCTTGCTGGCGGTACCAACACGACTGCGATTGATGATATCAAGTATTTACGTGATAAATTATTCTCTGCACTCAAGATCCCCCAAGCATATCTTGCTATGGGAGAAGGCGCAGCAGAAGATAAAACAACACTGGCCCAGAAAGATATCCGGTTTGCTAGGACAATTCAGAGACTTCAAAGAGTTATTATTGCTGAATTGACCAAGATCGGAATAATCCACCTTTATACACTCGGATTCAGAGGAGACGATCTTCTGGCGTTTGAGTTATCGTTGAACAATCCCTCAAAGATTGCCGAACTTCAAGAATTAGAACACTGGAAACAAAAGTTTGACATTGCTGGCTCAGCAACGGAAGGCTTCTTCTCTAGACGTTGGGTTTCCGAGCACATCTTTGGTATGTCGCACGAAGACTTTGTTAGAAATCAAAGAGAAATGTACTTTGACCGTAAGCAAGATGCCGCATTACAAGCTGTGGCGGAAGCAGCCGCCGCCGGCGAAACCGGTGGTGGGCTTGGCGGCGACTTAGGCGGCGACCTAGGTGGCGACCTTGGTGGTGACCTCGGCGGCGACCTAGGTGGCGATGATCTCGGAGGCGATCTTGGAGGTGGTCCAGAAGAAATGCCGGCCGGTGATGCCGGCGGCGGCGATGATTCCCCACTCCTAGCCGTACCCCCCGGATCACGAGGCGCCAAGAGATTAAGCGTGTATGATAAAGGCACTTACGCAAGAAAAGACGGAAAGAACGACAAGAGAAAAGCCGGCGCCCGAACCCGCTCAATAGGTGCAAAGTACAACAAAGAAAAGAGTAGTAGCACAATAAGAAATGTGGTTCCAGGGTTAAGTGATTTAAATACTTTAGCTAATCCAGCTATAGGAAGTGGTATTTATGAACAAGATGAGTCTATTTATAACTTGAGGGAGCAGAATGAAGAAGAAAAACTATTCACTCTCAACAGTTCAGTTAAAGTTTTGTTAGAAGGTCTTGAAAACAATAATAAGGATATAGTGGAGCAAAAAGATGAAAATTAAACACAACAAAAAAAGGAATACTGCTTTTGTATACGAAGCCCTTGTTAGGGAGATCACCGTTGCAGTCATTAAGAATGATAGCGAGACAAAAGAAAAAGCCGTTGCAATAATTAAGAAACATTTTAAGCCAAATTCTGCCCTAAAGAGACACCTAGAGTGCTACCGCTCGCTATACGAGAGCCACAACATGGATGCTAAGACCTCTGAAAAGATAATTCGCGAAGCAAAGCTCGCTAGCCGACTTCTCGACACACAAGGCTTATTTGTTGGGCATAGTGATTTAATCGATGACGTGAATAAAGAGCTTTCACCAAGCGTGTTTAACAATTTTGTGCCAAACTATAAGACATTGGCATCCATATACCAGATATTCTCTGCAGAGACAACACCCAAGAGCGCAGTTATCTTAGAAAACCAACTCATTAGTACTATGACTGCTGCTGCCAAAGGAGGAGAAGAACTGGAACCTATCGACAATTTGGCTTTAACGTCATTTGTTACAAAGTTTAACGAAAAATACGAGAGTACATTATCCGAACAGCAGAAGAACTTGTTAAATCTCTATATTTCTTCTTTTGCTGACAACTCACTGACCCTCAAGAGTTTTTTAAATGAAGAGATAGGTAGACTTAAAGCTTCTGTGGGACAGAGTTTAGAGATGGCCGAATTTAAAGAAGATGAAGATATGAGAGAAAAGGCTAAAAAAATAATAGAGATACTCGAAGGCTTCGGTAATTCACAAATAGACGATAAGCTATTAATCACAGTTCTTAAAACACAAGAGTTAGTTAAGGAGTTAGTTATAAATGTCGATAACGATTAGCATTGGAAAGGAAAGTCAGAAAGAGACTATTCGTCTTGAGATGGATATCCGTAAATCAGTTAACGGAGATCTGATGATCTTTGACCATGGCGATATCGATATTGTTGTATCCACAAGTGGAAATAAAGTGACTGCATTCCCTAAAGAATCTTTAAACGATTTGGTCTACGGCGCCCAAAACAGGCTGTTCGCATTTCTCCAGAAGAAAGGAATCGTAGTTTCCGAGTCAATCCAAGCCGGCTCATTTTGCGGAGCCATGGAAGCCACCTTGCAGACTCCCTTCAAGGAAAGCATCAATGCTGCTAAATTAGCGCTCGTCAACTTGAGTTCCTTTATTGAGGAAGAGCGCCCGTACTTTGAATCTCTAGAAGCGATTGTTGCGATGGATGACGAGATGCTCATATACCCAGATAAGGAAACATCAACTGAGCTTGGCGAAGTACCACAGTCAACCGAGCAGGGTTCCATCCGCAAGGGCACGATTAGAGATACATATTCACTTACTTACTCTTACACGATATAAAATGAAAACACTATTAGAAAATTGGAACAAAAAACTGACAGAAGCAGAAGAACTGCCACCAGAGAACAAGTCTAAGATATTTGACGACGTTGAATCTGAGGCCGATGCAATAGTGGGAAAGATTAGATCTGCTTCCGCCGGCGATTCTGAGCTTGCAAAAGAAGCTATGCAGTCATTGATAGTAGCGTTGCAAAACTCTCTTGAGAGGCTGTAGTGGAACTTCTGACATTTATACTTTGTGCTTACGGCATGACGCAGATTATAGTATACAGCGATATGCCACTACTAAGAAGTTTGCGCCCGTCTAAAGAGGCGATAAAGGGATACGGCAAAGTTTTTCACTGTCCAATGTGCATGGGGTTTCATGTAGGTTGGTTTTTAATGTTACTTTCTCCGTTCACAGAACTATTTAATTTTGACGTTTCTGTAGCTAATTATTTCCTTTTAGGATCATTATCTTCCGGAACGTCATATATCCTTAACATGGTTTTCGGCGATGACGGAATTCAGTTAAAGAAGAACTACAGTGTTCAAGACATATTTGGAGAAGAAGAATGAATAATGACATATGGACAAACAAGTGGATGTTACAACCAGTTAGACGCTGCTGCAAAGGATCTTGACGATGGGTCAAAAACTACTTAGAGAATATTATGAATTGTGTGAAGGCGGCGTCTGCCAAGACCTTCTCACCGAAGCCGAAAAGAAATTTGTTGCCGAAGGCGGCATGATTTTATCGGGAATTATGCAGAAAGCCAACACTGCGAATGGAAACAACCGGGTATATCCGATGGAAGTTTTACAAAGAGAATGCAAAAATTATTCCAAGCTTGTTAGAGAACGCCGTGCTTTAGGCGAATTAGATCATCCGGAAGATTCGGTCATTAACTTACGCAATGCTTCCCACATGGTGACAGACATTTGGATGGAAGGCATCGACGTTAAAGGAAAGATTAAAGTACTTAACACTCCCTCTGGGCAAGTACTACAAGAGTTGGTAAGAGCCGGAGTAAACGTCGGCATCTCATCACGAGGGATGGGCTCCGTATCTGAAAGCAAAGGACAGACAATTGTCGAAGATGACTTCCAGTTGATTTGTTTTGACATGGTTTCGGAACCATCAACTCCTGGCGCTTTCATGATGAAAGAAGCAAAAGATTATCAAAACAAGGTATTCACCAAGGCTGATAGAATTAATAGATTATTAAACGAGGTATTGGAAAATGAGTAAGAAGACACACAGCAGCTTCCCAGAGCAGCAAATTTTACAGGAAGGCTGGAGAGATTATTTGAAACGAGGAGCCCGTGGTAAATACAGGCGCGGTGGCTCCAGCAGCCCAACACCCGACCCAACACCAGATCCGACTCCCGATCCAACACCCGACCCAGCACCTACCCCTCCTAAGCCAGCGCCTAAATCCGCAGATACTGGAATCCCAATTTCAGGCACCGAGTATCAAGTAATGGAATTTGTCGCCGGCGCAAAAATTTTAGATATTATTAAGGATGCAATAGGTAAAACTTTAGGTAAAGGTAAGTGGAGAGAAGATCCAGAACAGAAGTCGATGGCATCTAATTTCATGCGCGCGTTTATACCTTCCTTTATGAAGGCAGCAAAAAATCCAAATATTGATATTGCGGAAAATACGCAAATCGCTGAATTTATGTTGGAGTATTTAACTGAGGCCGGTCAAGCCGATACTGTACGTGAACCTCTTAGTACTGGTGCAGTTAGTTCTAAAAAGGGTAAGCAAAGAGCAAAGATGGGAATGCGAGGATACCTTAAACCGTTAGGTGCCGGCAAGCCTCCTGTATTAGCAAACCAAATTTCAAGAGCGTTAGAGGCTGCCTTAACAAAAGCAGCAAACGCAGATTCAATCAATAAAGCCGTACAGCAAGTAGCCGCTGGCATAAAAGATGAGAAAAGAAAAGCTCAGTATGAAAAACAGCAAGCAGCCATAATGGCTAAGAACCCAGAAGAAAGAGTGCGCCAATATAAAGAAAATGTTACCGCACTCGTTGGTAGTGTC